GGAATTTCATATTTAATAAGATGATCGACAATAACCGCCCAAATGTTATCGTTCATGTTATCTCACGGCCTGACGCGCTAATAGTCAATGCAGATGCAGCACTCGCAATTGTAGAAATAAATCCACCATCCTCGATGACTTGCCCGATTAGCTCAGGGCACAGATAACATTCACCGGCAGCAATCGAGCGAGTATTAATGATTCTATTTGACGTTGCCGCCGCGCCGCCATTCGGAACTAAATTTGTGCTAATTGTTTGCGTTGCTGCGCTGTTGTTTGTGACGGTAAATTTGTCGATCACAGTTTTACAGTCTGTTGCCGTGTACTGTGCAGTTTGTACGGACTCTGCAAACTTCCTCGGAATGATGTTTTTAATGGTAATCGCCATCAGAGAACCCTATAAGTGGCTGAAAATGCGTATGTCGCATTTGCGATATTAACCGCATTGAACCTAAATTCAAACACATCAGAAGCCGAATTTGCAATTATGCTTCCGTTATCTGATTGCCCCGCAGTAGTCGTGCTAAATGTGCCACCGGCCTGTGTTGCAGCAGTGAAATTACTTGCCACCGGCAATGACATATTCAAAACGGTATTGCCTGCCGCTGTCGGGTCAATTTGAACCGAGCCGCTCACTGTGACTGTTGTTCCTACTCTTAACCATTGGCACACTGCCGCCGTACTTGCAGCCACGTTGGTGACGTTTGTAAGGGTCGGCGTGTATGTGCCTGACGCGATATTACTATTCGCCTCCCAACGGCTTGTGGTGCTGTTGTAAATCAGCGTATTGCCATTAGCAGGGGAGGGGGCATAAACATTGTGCAGCTCGTCAATTTCGTAGCCATTATCAACCTTGACGAATATCTCGCCTACACTTGCATGTACACGGACAACAAATCCAACAATAACAAGATGATTTGGTGAAACAGGTTTAACACGGGTATAACCTCCAGACACAGAAGTGGACAGGTAAAGCGTGTCCCCCTGCGTTAGTGCGTTTCCTTCTGAATCGGTGATGGTGTTCAATTTCCGAATCAAGCCGGAATTAAGAACAAAACCCTCGGCACCCGACGCAATGGATTCATCAACAAATCCGAACGTATGGTTTGACGTAGCTTCTGCATCTGCCCTGGCTCTGTCAATCTTGATGCGATTACCTTGAGCGCCAGTAATTTGCACAACAGTCCCACGAGCCATTGTCGTAGCGGATCCGTTAAAGCAAAGTTCAAATTCGCTTTGGCCAATCGGACAGGTAGAGTTTCCGCCCTTCAGCGTGAGCATCAAAGTACCGTCGCCATCATCGTAATACAGGCGACGTGCGGCAGGCGCAACCGGTGCAATCTGTGGAAAGTCTATGTAATCAAACTGGCGTGAATTGCCCGATTCAATCTCGGCCTTGGCGTCAGTAGAACCTAGCGACAGCGCAAGATCATTGATCGCCTGATTGATTGCAATTACATCAGTGGGCAAAAGATCGTAGACCTCATCCATGATGCGCTCGAAAGCCTTGATCGCTTCATGGTTCGGCAGGAATTCAGCTAACTGATTCCGTGTGAGTGGTCTTTTTCTAGACATTTAGCGGCTCTATGACGGCTTCCAAACGTGCCATTGATATGTGGGCATCACTTGTGCCTTTAAAGCGCTGTATGCGCCAATTTCTCATGCTTCCTTGTTGCAGCCAGACAATGCGTTTGTTTGCATTTCCAGCCGCTCCAACTTTTGCAAATCTCTCTTGGCTGTATGTTAAACCGTCGATTGAGTATGAAGTGCTGATCTGTGGCTCTGCTCCAATCGCAACGCGACCAGTCAAACTGACCAATTCAAGCGAATGAAGGATTGCTCCTCGACTTTCGTTGTAAATGATCTGGGTGCCAAACTCCCACGCCACGGCATTGCCGTAATGCGTCGAGATAGTCGAATCGATATATCCGTGGCTTGTGCTAGTCGGGTCACCAACTAGCCACTTGTTGTAGCACCACACGAAGTTACGTGCCCGATATTGCCCAGTGCTCACAACACCGCTAGTCAGAATAAACCACACCGGTACGCTCAATTCCTTCGATGCTCCACCATCGTAAACGATAGTGCGGTTCGGCAAATGGATGTACAGGAAATTATGCGACTTGTACGAAACCGCTTCCATAACTGCCGTGGACAATTGCGCTTCTGTGTACTCTGATAGTATTTCGTCGATCTCACGGCTCGACAACTTCATGCTTTGCCCGTTGGCACCCATCCAGATCGCAACAGATTCATTTCGCCCACTACCCATGAATGCAATAGCATCGAGATACACGCAGCAAGTATTAGTGCCAATTGCGCCACGTTGAATTTGGGCGCCATCAATGCGGCTAAATGGGAATAGTTCTCCGCCCACGTTATCGAATACCTCGATGGTGTGACGGTTCAATGCGTACACCTCATTCCGAACTTTCAGCAATGCAACAACAGGATCTGGATCAGCTTCGGCGCTGCCATATTTGAGCGGGTTTACTGCAAACGGATTATTCAGTTCGGTGACGATTAAATACTGACCATCAGTGGTCATGAAGTAACCATCAACCCAGACAACATCGACAACCGTTCCGATATCTGGATCTGTCACTTGCGTGAATGTCGTTCCATCGTAGTAATACAACGCACCACCGGAGGCCACTGCAAGCCTGTCGAATGAGTAATCAAACGTGACTTGTCCTGCCCCACCAACATCGCCCAGGATAGTCGAAGCACCAAGCGAGTCGATGCTGACCAGTTTTGTACCCATCACGCGATAGCAAACGCCGTTCCACTCCATGCCGCCACGATCAACACCGACACCGGTACCAATCTGCACAATGCCATCAGCGGGGCGCAAATAGCCCTCACTGATACCGTTTGACTTTGGGACAGGAACCAGATTGCGCGGGTATGAAGTGCGAAAATCCGGTTTGTTGTCAGTGTAAATGCCCTGAACTATTGGAATTTGCATGGCTTACCACTTCACATTATTTGCCAATACGCCGCAGACATTTTGCCTTTGGCTATATTTTCAGCATGTCTAGCCTTAAAAGATTCTCGCCTATTTTTAGCAGCCTCCGATTCTACTTCCTTCTTTGGAGAACCAGACACTCCCTGCTGACCGAATCGAATTGTTTTGATTTTGTCGCCTTCCTTTGCAACAACAACATGAGATTTAGTCGGGTGCGACGGTGTGCGCTTGGGCTTGTTATACCCAGCGACACCGGCTTTTTCTAGGCGAGAATCTTTTTTCATTTTGCCACTGTGACTTTCCATTCTGGCTGCGCGTCGGTCGCTCCTTCGACTTTCGCATCGTCATCAATGATTGAATACCATCCGTCTTTTGCTTCACGCACGCAATACCAATACTTCGTTGTCAATCCGCAATTGCGAACAACACATTCATTGACTGAAAAATCCAACGCATCTTTTTCTGTTGTAAATTTTTTATATTTCATTTTCTACCTTATTGAATGCCAAAGTAAGACATAGACAATTTTTGATGAGCAAGCCTAGATTGTGAATCATTTGAAGTATTCCAAAAGATTGCCTCAGATACATTTCCCGATATTGGATCAAAACCCAATCTTTTTGAGCCAATTGCCACTATTCCGTCAGTTGTGTTTTTTCCTATCGGCGTGTCTGATGATGATAACGTTCCGTCGATTATTAAAGATCGCGCAATTCCATCCCAAAGACTTGTTGTATAATTAAGCGAAGTTTTACGAGAATATGCCAGATCGTTGGCCCACCAAAAAACAACATTCGAGTCCAATCCAATTGATTGTCCACTTCCAAAAGCACCACTATGATAAATAGTTCCAACTGATCCTGTTAGTTTATGCACTGTTGATATATGATAATTTCCACTTCCACTGGACATAACAACTTGTGATGTTTCAATGCGTTGACCACCATCAAATAATAGAGATGGTACATTTCTATCATATAAAACAGAACCATTTTGAACAATGATAGGTTGCAATGCGGCTGTCGCTTGGATTGCATGAAATCCGTTAATACTTTGGTCATACCACTTAGTCACAAAGCCGTTTACTGGGCCAACAAAAGATAAAAGTGATGACGTATCAAGATCGCCCGATTGTGTGAATCCGATATTCTGCTCTGCATTATCACTAGATCGACGAACTCGAATGGCAGAACCAGAATAAAATCTCCGCAACTTGCGAACAGAAAAAGCTGCTGATGATAAATTACGAACCAAATCTAATGCAAAATTGCTGACGTTGATGTTGTAATACGAACCTTGATTCATTTCAAGCATAGACCGATTCAATGGAGTCACAGCAGAATTTACAAGAATTAATTCTGAAATCGATACGGATGAAAAGTTCAAAGCACCAGTCAAAGATCCTAAATATAAAGGAAGGTTTGTTACATTTACAGAGTTTGTATTATTAATACTATACCCGTTATTCCCTCCGTTATGCACAGATTCCCAGCGGACTGAATCTGATGGCCTGCGAACGCAGGTTCTAGTATGTAATATATCTGGGCTGGGTGGCGCTGTTGTATTCATTTGCACGCTCCCTGTAAATCCCTCCCAAATTTCAGTGGCTCCCGCGCGCATCTTATGAAAAGCTGCGCCAGCTGCATTAAGACCAAAAGATACAAATGTAGCAAACGGCGCATTAGTCGAAAGATTGTAGCTTGATACTAAATTTAGGGTAAATTCAACATCGCCAGAAATGCCAGTATTTGACACACCATTTAAGGTATCATCAACGCCATCAAATACCACTGTTGGCCTGCCATTCAAAATGTTAATTACACCGGAATTAACAATTCTTGGCTGTGCTGCGGCTGTGGATTGAGCAAGATTTCTACTGTTGCCGCTTTGGTCGTACCACGTAGTTACAAAACATGATGCACTTCCAGCAAAACTAAGAAGTGCGGCGGTGTCTATTCCAGCCATTCCCACGAACTGAATGTCGGTTTCTGCATTATCTGAGTTTCTTCGGACGCGAATCGCCGCGCCAGTATATGCCCCGCGCATTTTTCGCAAGGAATAAACGGAATCGCCAGAGCCGATCAAATCAACAATGCCGCTTGGCACTGTTGCGGTTGTTGCCGTTTTTGCGCGGACTACCATTAGATACCCTCACCAGATGAGATGTAAAGCGTATTACCTGCGGCATTGCTAATTGCAGCGATAACGCTTTGTCCTGGACTAATAGAAAATGACTCGGAAGTATTCGGAAGAATAGGAATTGACCCAGACACCCCTGAAGTTGGGATTGTCGCCGTAGGCAATGCTGCTGCAGTACCGAATTCAATCCACACTGCATTTGTTCCGATATTAACCACGCGTACGCCCGTATTAATTGCTGCGTTAGGGATATCAACACGGCTCGATGTTGTCCCAACTGGAAGAATTACCGCATCGCCAGTACCGGTAAAAGCCCCAGCTGCGATACTCACAGACTTTGCAAAACTGCCATCTGCCAAGTCACGATAATGCACTACGACATTATTTTCTGTTTTCAAAATATCAGGCATTTTTCACCTCTTAAACTTTAATTTATTACAAAAAAATCAAATACTGTTACAGATGTTGCAGCAGCGTTTCCGGTGATAGTAAATGAACCTGCGGCAGGTGTAACACGAACAGTTGTCAATGTTGTGTCACCACCACGCAGACTTACAAAAACTTTGCTTCCAGCAGTTACAAGTGAATTAGTAATAACAACACTAGAACTTGCGGCTGCAAAAGCAGCGCGGCCACTTAGGTTATTGATTATGGCATTGCCTGGTGTTCCACTTGAATCCGTGCTTACGACAGTAAGAGAGTTCAGCCTTGTCAAAGTAGTAGAACCTGTTCCTGTTGCACCTATCGCAACGCTTCCGGTACCGGTTGGTGACAACGAATGGTTTACGTTTGCGCTGTTTGCTAATAATGAACCGGAAACAGATAGATTGGTAAAAGAACCAATTGATGGGGTTATTGCACCAATTGGAGTGTTATTAACTAAGCCGCCAGTAATTGCAACAGACCACGGCTGATAACGCTCTTTGGTTGCTACTGGTGATGCGCCGATTACATATTCAACTTCGCACACTGCCGAAAAAATTTGTACTTCTTGCTCAGCCAAAAAAATTGGAGATACATAAGAAGCATTTTCAATGATAGCAACTCTACGGAATGATCTCCTATATTGCTCTGGGGCTGTCCCAAAATCAATTTTTGTTTGACCCGCCCCGTATGATGTAATCAAAATTCTTTGATTGACTGGCACTTTAACAATCACAGAGCCACCAGATTGAATAAACGGCATTTCTCCTCCTTAACCTACTCGATACCAAATTTTATTCACGTTGTCGAAACGCAAACGGAAAAAACCGTTTGCAGCTAGAGTTGTCGGCGCACCGAGTACGGTTGAGCCATTTCCGTTGATTGTAAGCGTTGTCACAGCCTGAGCGCAGAAAACTAGAATTTCCTGTCGGGCAATGCAATTTGCTTGCACAGGTAGCACAAGCGTACCAGCTGCAAATGCACCGGTCGGTGTCAAAAGCAAAAACAAGCTCGACGAAGCATTGTTTACTTGAACAGAAAATCCGGTAGAAGACGGAGACGAGTACTGCGTGATTTTGTCATCATTTGCCGTAATACCGTCCTGGCAAAATGTTTTCAAAATAGACATGGGAACGCGTCTGGTGTCACCGTTGTTTGTACTGAATACTGGCACTTGGTCACCGGCAGAAACCGAATCAAGCGCACTTAATTGATTGATAGTTGTCATTGTGACACCTTACATAAAATCGAGGGCTGAGTCATCGCCAACGAGTAATTTATCCACCACCGGCGCAAATGGCTCACCAACGGAATAAGACTTGTATCCTGCGCCAATCGGGAAACCCCCCGGAATTTCCATTTCTGGAGGCACTGCAAATTTGTTCAAAAGCGCATCGTAGGCAATTTTCGCATTTGCTTTGGTTTCTGGCGAAACGACCTTGCCGTAAGATGGCGCAATCCGATTGGCCAGAGCTAAAAATAATGCTTCTGCTGCCATGTCAGGGATATTGGTATCGGTGTCAATATCGCTATTCTGCGGGCTTGACGTAAGTGGATAACCGATTCTAATCCCCTTGCCATTCCAAGTAGCGGCCAGCGAATCCAAGCGGCGCAAAGCACTTTCTAGCTGGTCTGCGGTTAGGTCAAAAACGTAAGGGGCAAGGCCGATCTCATCGAAAGCCTGCTCTATCAATTGTCTCTTAGTCCAGCCCATGACAATCAACCTTCTGCGCTTGCTTTAGGTGGGCGGCCTCGGCGCTTTGCTTCTGGCTCATTATTTTGTGCTCCATCTTTTGCGTTTACTGATTCAATCACTGATT